GACACAAAAGCACGTTTACAGGCGTTTAGTGTACTATCTAAAGACATGGCACGTGCTGGTACTAGAACTATAGTATCAGATACTTACGATGAATTTGGAGACTTTAGGGAAACAGAAGTACAGGACTTAAATAGTCTTGCTATGCAAATACAGGGTATTGATACTACTCGTACAATGGATGCTAAATTTAAGGAGTCAGTAGGAGATAGTATTACTACTAGCTACTTTACTAAGGATTTAAGCGATGTCTTTAACAAGGGTGAGATACTACAGAAAGCTCTTAGTGTCGCTAACATCCTTAACCAAGTAGGTGGCTACGAAAGTCCTGAGGCTGTTGCTGAAGCTGCTTGGAACATTGTAACTACTGACAACCCTATTGTTAAATCAGGGGATGGTACTTCCTACGCTTTTGCAGAACTAAATACCAATATAGACAAAAGTATGGATGTAGTATCTACTATTAATGAGTACAACACACTGCTACAAAACTCTACGGAATTACAGCAATGGATGTACACTAATAAAGGTGGGTTGTTACCAGATGAGTTTGCTGTGGGTCTTTATCCAGACCCTAATAATCCTAAGGCAGTGATACTGAAGGCATGGGACAAGAGACAAAGCCCACCTACTCCTATGGTGTTAGGTGGTAAACTTAGTAAACAATCCTTACTATCTGACAGGAGCCAACTAAATGGTTTAATAGGTCAAGTAGTAACACAGGAAGACTTCTCTCCTACGACAACACTAACACCAGACCTTGGTAGTATGAACTCAGGTGCTAGAGATGTTGAGTACCAACTAGGAAAAGTCTCACCTGCTGAGTACTTAGGTGGTACAGCAGGTCCAGACGTACCTTTCTCTGAATCAGGTATTATGCAAGATGCACAGAAAGCATTAATAGACTTAGGCTTTAGTATGGATAATCCTATACTACAGTATATGCTAAAGAACACACCAGCCGATGCTATAATGGAAGTAGGTGGCCTATTAAAGGCTGACTTTCTTACTGCAATTCAAGACCTAGCAGGTACTGGTGAAGTAGCTAAACCTACAACTAATAGTACGATTGACAGTGTTGTAGATACTGTATCATCTATAGCCTCTACCCTAAACCCTGTTACATCTGCGGCTGCGGCTACCATCATAGAAGATGAGGGATTTAGCTATACACAGTATGATGACATGGGTAAGAACTCAGTAGGTCATGGCTTACAAGTTGAGTCACTAGAGGCTGATGAACGTGCTTTGATTGCAGACATCAACAACGTACAACCAGAAGAGTCTGAAGCTGTTGTAGCACTAAAGGTACAGAAGACATCTGACTACTTTAGTGATGTAGTAGAGGGCTTCCAGAACTTGCCAGAAGCGGCACAGTCTGGTATGATTCAGATGGGCTACCAGTTAGGTAGATTTAACGTCACTAAGAAGTGGCCTAAGTTTATGGAGTCAATTAAAGAAGCGGCTAAGTACGCTGAAGGTTCTATTGAACAGGCTTCAGCATTAGCAGAAGCTAAGTTTAATATGCTATATAATGAAGCTAAAGATGGTACTATTACAGCTACGAAATGGGCTACGCAAACCAAAGACAGAGCTATGAAGGTAGCTTCTGAAGTTGGTGATAGTATGATGGAATCAGTGATGCCTTCTGCTCAAGCTTCTACGCTAACAGGGACTACAGTAGATATACCTGTTCCTAAATCTAGACCTAAAAGACCTAAACCAGTAGAGATTAAACATGGTGATAGTGTTAAGAATATAGTTCCTGCTCACATGCGTATGTTTGTACAGGACATCTTTGGTTTAGACTTAGACACTGCACGTACTAATGATTTCTTTAGTGAGGCTGAAATAAATGCCTTGAAAGATATTACAAAACGTGCTATGACTAGAATGGGTGGTACTACAGGTGATATTGATTATGACCTAGACTACGCATCAGGACAATCTAATGTCTCCTTTGCAGGTAGTAGTTTGTCTATGGCTGATGAAGAAGGAGCTATACAGAAAACCTTAGGTGATTTTACTTGGCGCATAAATGACAAAGGCGAAGTAATAATTACAGACCAATATAACTTTAACGATGCTACTAAACTAAAGAAAAGATATAACACAGAGTTAAAGAGGATGGGACATATTACTGCATTAGGTGCTAAAGCTGCCGCTAGTATGGTAGGCTTTAATACAGGTGTTGGATTGTATGGCGTACTTAGACGTATAGGAGCTTTGTATGGTTCTGAAGAAGGACAAGGTGCAAAGTTTGAGATTAATCTAGGTAAATTAACATAAACAATAACAGGGAACAATTATGATAGATACAGTATTTGGCTTCTGCGTTTGGATTTTAATACAAGGAGCAGCAGTCTTAGGTATAACCTATCAAGAGATTAATGTTTATATCTTTTGTATTATATGGCCTATCCTTAGTATTGGATTGTTCCTTGAAATCTTACGCCTGAGAAGGAAGTTAAATCATGGCAGAGTTTAAGAACGATTTGTTTAAGGACTTAAATCTACAGGAGTTGAATGAGAACACACTTCCCATTGCTTCTACTGTAGATGAAGCTACTCTAACAAAACAACAGATGGCTATGGATAACCAGAAGTCACAGTTCTTCACTAGCTTGGGTAACTCTATTCAAGAGGAGTGGGTTCTGCCTACTGTTATAAACAACTTCGATAGGATTACTTCAGTACCTAGTGAGCCTATATCTAAGTTTACTCCTGAGTTAATTAGAGAACTTACAGAAGGACTAGAGGATAGTACTGCTGTACGTGAAGTAATCGAAGATGCTCAGACTAACGGACTGTCTAGTGCTATGCTTACTAGAGACTCCTATCTTAGAACACAAAAGAACCTACAGCAAATTAGCGCAGATGGATGGTCAGGTGTAACCGCTAATGTATTAGCATCTATGTTTGACCCTGTAGAGTGGGGAGCAATCTTTGCTTCCTCTGCCGCTGTATCTGCTGTAGGTACTCCTGCCGCAGGTGCAGGTGCTTTTCTAATAGGAGCAGGTAAGCAAGCACGTAACGCCTACAGAACAGCTAAAGTAGCGGCTATAGGCGGTGCAGAGCTAGCTGCCTTTGAAGCTATTAGAGCTAAGTACAGGTATGACATTGACGGAAACGATGTACTAGTAGCCGCTGGTTTAGGTGCTGGTATAACAGGTGGTATAGATGCCGCTACTACTGCATTTATTAGAGCAGGACATCGTTCTCGCATTGCTGGTAAAGTAGCTAGGGGTGAGACACTTACAGACGTAGAGAAGCGTTTTCACGATGAGTACAATGTAGATGCACTTGCTGTTAAGATGATTAACAAAGAACTAGAGGGTGATAAGTTTATAGAATCTATAGACGGTATACCTACTAGGGCGGCAGCATCTGCTACAGACGAGACAGCAGTACAGGCAATGCCTAAGATTGCTGGATGGAATATGTTTGGACTACGTAACATTCTATCTGCTGGCGCACAGACAGCTAACTCTGAACTAGGTTGGATTAGATATACTTCTAGTCTACTAGGTCAGAACAGTGCTGGTTACAAGGGTGGTACACTTGCTACCAATGTATCAGCCTCTGAGATAGGTGAGATGTTACAACTAAAGTATCGTAACAGGCTTGCAAATGTACTACCTACTTCACAAGCTTTGTGGAAGAAAAACACTGGCAGAACTGTAGAAGAATTTAATGCTCTAATGAGTAGGTATGTACGAGGTATTGATACTGACGTACCTGCTGAAGTAGCACAGGCAGCCGAAGCTGTAAAGAAAGTACAGCGTGAAATAGCTGAAGAAGCTGTTAAGTACGATGTAGCTGGCTTTAGTATGGATATGTTAAACGGACAGCCTAACTACATGTCACGTATCTTTAATGATGAGAAGATTAGACTTACTATGTCTAGACTAGGTGATGATGCTGAGTTACAAATATCACAGCTAGTAGAAGAAGCTATCCGTAAAGGTCAGCCTAACATCGAAGAGAATGTTAAGCAATGGTTAGTAAAGCGTAGTAATGGTAAGCGTAAGGGTACACCTGAACAAGTTAAAACGTACATCTCTCGTATTGCAAAGGCATATACTAAATCTATTACTGACCCTAAGTTGGGTAAGATGGGCCATGCTGGTGCCAATGAGATGAACCTTGAAGACCTATCAGACATTCTCACAGCCGCAGGTTTTAAGGCAGATGAGGTTGACGGTATTACAGAACTTATGACACGTACTAACATACCTAAGGCCCACAAGAGAGCTAGGAACCGTATGGTACTAGATGAGGGTGCAGTACTTGCTCTACGCAACGCTGACGGTTCTATCGAAGAGTACAGGTTTAGTGACTTACTAGAAGAAGATGCTGAACAACTAGTTAATAGTTACATCTTTCAACTATCAGGTGCTATTGGCCTTGCTCGTAATGGTATTAATACTAATGCACCTAACTCTGGCTTTGAGGCTTTACTGAAAAAGATTACTGACGAAGCTAAGTCAAAGCCTCTTGTAGACCAAGAGAAGGTTAGGTCTGAGATAGCATCCCTTCAGTTTATGTACGATGGTATTACAGGCAGACTAGCACAACGTGAAGAAGTTAGTAATAGAACACGTGACCTTGCTATTGGTTTCAGAGCGTACAGCTTTGCTGTTAATATGGGCATGTCAGGTATGTCAGCTATTATGGAACTAAGTAACGTACTCTTTGAGTATTCGTTTAAGACTGTTCTTAAGTCAGCCCCTGAGTATAACGCTCTTATGCGTAAGCTAGGTCAGGGTCAAGCTGATGATGAGTTGTTGTCAGAGATGATTGATGCTTTTGGACTAGGTGAAGAAGTAGCCTTAGGTAAGTGGCAGAACGTAACACGTTATGATATAGATGACATTGGTTCTACTATCTCACCTGAACGTGCTTGGCCTGACAAGAAGGGTTGGAGTACTAAAATATTACAGGGTACTCAGACACTACAGAAGAATGTAGCTTACTGGTCAGGGCTGACTGGTGTTACACAGACACTACGTAGAATGAGCATGAGACACTTTGTTAATGAGTGGGCTTTAGAGGGTATACCTTTTACACTTACTAAGAGACAACAGCTAGGTCTTTCAGAAGATATGGCTGGTAGAATACAAGCTATCATGCGTAGTAATATAGTAGAGAAGAACGCTAACGGTACAGTTAAGAAGTTAAACTTAGACCAGTGGGACAGTGAAGTACGAGATGCTTTTCAGGCCGCAGGTTTTAAGGACGCTAGACAGAACGTACAGGAAGCTAACATAGCATCTACAAACAAGTTTATGCGTACTGAGTTTGGTAAGACATTCTTTCAGTTTCTTAGCTTTACAATGTCCTCTATGGAACAGCAGACACAACGACTAGGTGTACGTGCTAGAAGAGGAGATGTAGGTGTAGCCAAGGTACTAACGTCAGCCGCCTTTATGGGTGGTTTAATGTATGCTACACGTATTCAATTAAATGCTATGGGACGTAGTGACGCTGACGAGTACATCAAAGAGAACATGTCCCCCGAAAGGTGGGCAGCAGGAGCATTAAATCAGATTGGTGCTGTATCCTTGTTTAGTTACATCTTACAGTTAAGCTCTGGTGCTATGAATGGTAATAGCTATGCTATCACCCCACCTGCTTTTTCTCTAGTTCAAGCTGGACTAAAATCAGGTAAGAATATATGGGATGGTGACATGACAGAATCTGAATATAGAACTCTGTTACGTGTTCTTCCTTTACAATCTTTGTATGGGGCAAGGCAAGTTATTAACGGTGTAGCTAACGAGTTTGCTAACTAGCCTAAAGTTACAACATTGACCAAATCAGAAGGATAAGCAATGGCTTTTTCATATCATAACTATACAGGGGATAACAGTACTACTACGTTCAACATCCCCTTTACATACACTGACACTAGCGAACTTAGTGTAACGGTAGACGGTGTGGCTGAGACTGGCCTTACTTTTCCTTCTACCTCTACAGTAACTCTGACCTCTGCACCTGCGTCTGGTACGCTAGTACAAGTCAGACGTACTACTAGTCTTACAGCACGTGCAGTAGACTTTGCCTCTGGCTCAGTACTGAC